TTAAGGTGTGAATAATTGCACTGTAACCGCGTCGTTCTGGGCTTCAAGCTCTTTAACAATATGCGTGTACGTATTTAACGTTGTTTGAATGTCACTATGACCAAGTCGTTTAGAGATGTATTGAATAGACACGCCAGCATATAAAAGTTCGGATGCATGGGTATGTCGCAGACCATGAACAGTGATTGGGTCTATACCTAATTCATTTAAAACCTTTCGCAATGCTTTATTAGTTCCTTCATTCGTGAAACTATCAGTAGGGTGGTGCGGGCTACGGAAAATAATCATTTCATGTAATCGTGGTTTAGTGATTGCACCAATTAATTCTTTGAAAATAATCATGATATTTGGATCGACAGTAATTTTACGATAAGAGGCTTCATTTTTTAATTTGTCGAAGCCACTTTGCTGTTTATAATCCCACGATTTATTGATATCGAGCGTATTGTCATTGAAATCAAAGTCATTAGGCGTTAGTCCTAATAGTTCTTGGAAGCGTAATCCAGTAACTAGAGCGAGTAGCAGCAGGTGATGGATTAATCCAAAACCATCCTCTAAATGATGATATAAATACGAATACAGCTTTTGTGCATCTTTGTGATTTGCAATGTATTTATCGTGAGCTCGTTTACCGGTGTGGTTTGCTTGAATTTTACGGCCGCGCGTAATGTTGTAACGAATATCCCCAACATCGTGTGCGTGGCGCAAACAGGCCCCTATATGGCTATCTAACTTCTTTACACTTTCTTCGGAGCGGGTAGAGCCAAACCAATTTAAAAATTCTTGATAGTCTAAAGCGGTGAGCGTGTTAATTTTAGTATTTTCAAAGTAAACTTTTACCCACTTTAAGCTATTTTGATAGCGTAACTGTGTATTATAATGAACATCTGCTTTATATGCTTTTATCCAGCGTTCAAAGTACGTCGCAATAGGAATAGCACTATTAAGCTTTAGTGAACCTTCACCTTTTTGTGCTTCAATGGCTGCAGCCGCTATTTCTGCTTCACGTTTTGTACGAAAGCCGCCTTTTTTAATTTGTTTATTAACGCCGTCTACATAGTTACTAACAGTATATGACCATGATTTACCGCGTTTTGTGATACTTGCCACATAAATCTCCTCCAAATAAAATCCTTTCTTAATCATTAGCACAAAACTCAGTAAATGATGCGCTGTGCTTTTGCCAATACGGCTTAAATTATGTATGAACTGTTTCGAATATGTTTTTATCGCGCCATTCTAGCTGAAATAAAAAATCATCAATCCGCTTCGTAGCAAACTCTAAAGTCACACCAAATAACTCGGCCATCTCATAGTACAAGTGCTTCTTTGTTCGGTAAGCTTGAAGATCTAGATCTAGCAGCATAAATGTTGGCATACAGTAATGGTTTGCAAATGTATCGGCCGTCCATTCCTGGTACTCTGTCCAAAAGTCTGGCATGAGCATTTGATTAGTTACGTGCCAGATAGAGTGGCAAAGTTCGTGGGCAAATTGTTCATGCTGCTCTTCATCGGGTATACGATTGTCTATTACAATCAGGCTACCTAAGCGTTTTGAGTCGATAGGAGCGGGCATGATGGTCAATCCTAGCATATCTGCTATATTGTAGTCGCTAATTTGTGCTGGGCTATTTATATTAGCTGTTATGTATAACTTTTGTATAAACTCTTCCTTGCGAGTGAGTGTCAATTTCATCTTGAATCCTCCGGATATTTACAATTAAGGAACGTATGTTCCTTTTAGTATAGAATAAAACCCCACTCTTGTGAAGTGGGGTTTAAATCCACAATTTTCCTTTTTGGTTTATTAAAACAAAAAAATGTATATAATAAATATATGGAGGTGTAACCAATGATTACAGAAGATAAAAACCTCAATAAATTTATTTTTAAAAAAATTCTTGAAGATACAAAAGATGCATCATTACAAGAGAAAAAAATATCAAATGAAATAAAAAAGCATGAAAAAGAAATGTTAGAACGAAGAAAAAACTTTAGATTTATTCGAAATAAATAGCTATTGGAGAGATAATTCGATCACCTTTTTGTATTAATTGCATTCCTTCAAGTAAAACGTTGAACATTGTTGAAACATGGATGAAAGGATTTGTAGTTTGCATGGTAGTAGAAAGTGATTCAATTTCAGTGTTTTCTGGATGAATAGATCCTACTTTTCCTAAGATATTTATTGATAAATCATTTGCAAATCCGTATTTGAAAGCCAATAATTCACCATTTTGACGAAGAAATTCTGGAGTAAGAGGAATTAAATAACCTTCCATAATGATAAATGCTTCCACTGGAAGTATTTTGTTCAAATAACTTAATAGTATTTGATAATGATTAAATTGTTTTTGAATCGTTTCAATATGGTTCATTAAATCTTTTTCAAATTGCATAATTTCTTGTTGTGCGTCTTCAAATTCATGTGCTTTTAAGTTCGCAACGGTTTCCTTCATTGCAAATAATTCTTGTATTTGTTCAGTACAAAAAATTTCAGCTAATTTTTCATGTCCTAACATTTTACTAAGATAAGAAAAATCAATTATTTGAAAGTTTCCTTGCAAATGAACAAAACCGGTATTTTCACTTATATTTAATAAATTTTTTTCACTTAAATATCTTTCGAATTGATCAAGTGCATTGTCATGTAATTGTTTTGAAATAACTTCTTTTCCAAATTCAGTTTGAGCTATAATGGATTTCTCAGATGCAGTTTTTCCGGGTTCTAGTTTAAATAGAGTTTCAGCTGAAGGACTTTTGAAAAGATATGGTAATTCAACTTCTCCAGTTTTCGCCTTAATTGTTGTACTGTTACGGCTATGAGAACCTATAGATTTTTCCAACGTATCGGTTACTTGTTCGCTTTGTTCTAAACTACTTTCTGTTGCTAAGCCTTCATTTAGCTGAGCGATAAATGAATGCAACATAGAAGTGTCTAAATAAATAATTTCCTTCAATTTGAATCCCCCTAAATCTTTTTATATAAAGTTATACTTTTTTAGAACCACCACCTTTAATATTCATCTTTCACAAGCCCAGGCATCGCCATCTCTGTCCATTTTCTCTTGATAATCAGGGTGATCATAAGGTACGCCTTCTGGATGAACTTGGCGTAACTCTGTACAATTTTCGAAACCGCCACTATTTAATGTGTCTATGCCATCTCCATACATATATTCACCATCTGTATACATAAATTCTTCATTAGACGATTCCTCTTCTAAAGTAGCGATTGTAGATTCTAATTCTTTAATTTCATGTTGCAAAGCATTTACTTTGTTGGTAGAAGTGGTGTTATCTGCTTCGAGATCAAGTATTTTAGAATTCAATTCTCCAATTTCATTTTCTAACTCTTTATTTTCCCGTGTTAATTCAGAATTATTATTTGACAATGTCTGTTGCTCAATCTGTAATTCTTTATGCTCTTGAACTGTAGAATCTAATTTTTGAGATAAACTTGTGTTTTCTTCCTTTAACTCAGTGATTTGTGAACATCCCACTGTTAAGGGAATAAAAGGAACTATTAATAAAAATTTAAACTTCATGTTTCATCCTCGCTTGTTAGTTATTGCTAGATATATATCATAATTCTAGAATTATTACTATTTAATCTTAAAATTTCTAAAAAATTACAATTTATAGCGTAAAAATAAGATGCGCTGTAAAGGCATCTTATTTTGTCTTGCCTAATACCAAAACTTCTTATTTTGGTCCGCAAAAGTTTGATAATAAGTTGTTTTGGTCCATTTGTATTTAGAAGATTTTACAGGGTATGATCCACCACAACTCATGCACCAACCTTCTAATTTCAACATAGTATTCTTTTTAACTTTTATTTTCTTTAATACATAGTCCTGAGCATGAGAAGGGCCTTTTTTCATTTTGTAGATATAAATATCTTGTTTGATCTTCACTTTTTTAAAGCCTTTCCAGCTTCCTGGTTTTGGTGAAGAATAAGACTTCGCCGTAACAGTAGAAGTCTCATTAGGAAGGGAAGTAGGACCAGCAAAAATTGTAGCACCAAGAGCTAGAGCAGCAGTAACTTTTAAAATAGTATTTTTCATGGATTAGGTTCCTTTCTTTATTAAAATAGGTGGAATCAGTATTGTTCACATGCTGTTCCATCTTTATCTCTATCCATTTTAGGTTGATAGGCAGCATGAGAAGAAGGTACACCATTCGGGTAAGTAGCTCTCAATTCTGTACAATTAGAGAAGTAGATTGGTTGTGCAGGAGCGGACTCTTGTGCAGGTGCATTTTGTGTTTGTTGTGTATTGGAATTATTATGGTCATCATCGTCAGAAGAAGTTTGTTCTTGTTTAGTCTGTTCTTTTTTTACAGGTTTACATTTTTTGAATGTATTGTTTTGAACATAATTTTCCTTTGACCAAACATTTAATTTTTGTTTTTGTGCATTCTGCTGTGCTTTTGTAAAAAGATCTAAGTATTCATAAGATACATTATCAACAGCTGTTAAGAGTGCGTAACCTTCATCCAATAATTTCTTTTGGACGAGTAGATCATCTGCAAAGACATAAGCTATTAAATCACCGTCAGCGTCTCTCTTTTTATGATCTTGTTCAAATTTTATTTGTAGCGTTTTTCCTAGAACAAGTTCTTCATTTCTCTCGGTTGCGTCTTTTGCATAAGGTTGTGTACAAGAACTTTTAGTATTCGGTGTGTCGATTAATAAATAATGTAGTGTTTCTTCTTTTCCGTTGTATAAAACTTTAATGGTATCACCATCAACAACTTTTAAGAGTTTTACATTTCTTTTTTCTTCCTTTTTTCGTTCAGGCATAACAGGAGTTAATGTTTTTGCTTCTTCATCGTCTGCTTGGACATTTTCTGTTTTAACTTGCTTAGATGTTGATTGCGTGTTTTCTTCATTACTCCCAATCATGTTTCCACAACCACCTAAAGCAATAATAATACCTGTAGCAATTAAAATTTTAGATGTCGTTTTCTTCTTGTTTTTTCGAACATTTTGTTTATAACTACGATAACCAATAGCAAAAAGAATAATACCCAAAATAAAAACAAAAAAGCCAAAGAATTTTGAAATTAAAAATAGTAAAAAGAACAGAATTAACACTAATATAATGATTTCTTTTGTTTTAAGATTTTTCATGATTAAACTCCATTTCTAGTGATTCTAACGTATTGATTGATGTTGTTTTTTTGATGAGTACTATATGAAAGTTACTGAACCTCCCTTCGATAATCGTTTTTTATTTGAAAAATAGGTGCTATTTTCTCTAATGAAATTGTATTTTAAGGCTTATTTAATCTAAATAATGATAAAAATTTACAATAAATAGCCTAAAAATAGGATGCATTCATCGTGCATCCTATTTTTTGCGTTCTTCGCGTTTCTTCAGCATTTCATAAAAGATTTCAAATTCTTCTAATGCATCCAGCAGATTTTCAGGTTTGTCATGAAATGAAAGACTCTCGCTCTGCATGAAGAAATCCATAACTTCCTTTTGGTAGGGAGTAAGAGCAGCGTACTCATCATTTTTGATGCCAGCGTAAGTTAATTGCTCTGGATTTTTGATGTCGCTATTACCTAATAGATAATCAGTTGTTACATTAAAATAAGTGGCTATCTTTTTTAGAGTTTCGTAATCAGGGTTTCTTGAATCTTTTTCGTAAGCTGTATATGCAGGTCTAGTAACCCCTAAGTAATCAGCTACTTCTTGCTGCGTTCTTTTTTTCTCTTTTCTTAATTGTACGAGTTTTTCACCGATCATAAAAAACCCTCCTTCTGTATCCTATATTATAATGTAACATTTAGTTACTCTAAAGTCTTTGTAACTAAACGAAACATATTTAGAAAAATCTATTGACAATGTCACGAAGTGAAACTATTATTAATGTAACAAAACGTTACAAAAAGAGGGTGTATTGATTGAATAAACGATATTGGTTAATATCTCAAAGAAATTCAAAAGGTTTTACACAATGTATTGTAGCCAGGAAGTGTAATATTTCTAGGGAGTACTACACTATGATTGAGTTAGGAAGTAGAAACCCTAGTCCTAGTGTTGCTCAAAGGGTTGCTGAAGCATTAGAGTTTGACTGGACTATTTTTTTTGAAGAAAAAAGTAACGTAACGTTACTAAAAAGTGTGTAAAGGAGAAAATATAATGACAAACATCCAAGTAACATATGCAGCGCAAACTATTACATCAATTGAAGTAGCTGAGATGGTAGGGCGCGAACATAAAAATGTAATGCAAGATATTCGTAAAATTTCATCTGACTTAGGGGTGCTGAAAATTCAGCATACCCTTTACTTCAAAGAAACAACGTATATTCATCAACAGAATAATCAGAAGTATCCAATGTTCCACCTTACTAAGCAAGGCTGTGAACTTTACGGAAACCGTATGTCCGGTCTTGAAGGAACAGCATTTGCGGTTGCTTACATTGAACGCTTTAACGAAATGGAAGCGGCTGAACAAACAGCATTACCTGCGGATCCAATCGCACTGGCGTTACAAGCAGCACTCGATACACGTCAAGAAGTGCAAGACATCAAACAAGATGTGCAAGAGTTGAAAGACAGCATGCGCATTAACACTCACCAGGAGAAACAGTTACAGGGTATGGCCAAACAGCGTGTGCTAAAAGCGCTCGGTGGTTATGATTCGCCAGCATATAAAGCAATGTCAAAAAAGGTATTTCCAACAGTCTGGCGCGACTTTAAAAATAAATTTGATTTACCAACGTATCGTGCGCTTCAAGCAAAACAATTCGAAGAAGCGAAGTTTTTCCTAAGCATTTGGGAACCGTCATCATCAATGAGATATGACATCGCTGTGCATAATCGTCAATTGCAACTGGCTGTTTTTAATCAAACTAATTCCTAGAAAGGTGGTGAGAAAATGCAAAGTTTAGCAGTGAATTTAACAATTCCTATTCCAGAGGACCACATTCTCATTTCAAAGGTAGAACTTGCCGACTTGAAAGAACAAGCAGTAGCTGGTCGTTATTGGACACTGAAAGATATAGAAGTACGTACAGGCTATAGAGGTCCTTGGATTAAAGACAATATTTTATACAATCCTAAATTTCGTAAAGTTCTTGATGTTGAACAAGGTGGATTTGTTTACTATCCAAGGTCGTCCGGCGAGAAATGGACCTTCCTTGCTTCTAAAATGACAGAGTTTTTGGAGTTTCATTTTAAAGATATTTTCAAAACCATATAACTATTACCAAAAATCATGTAATTAATACATTCATTAAATGACGTTTAGAAAGGCGTGAGGAGAATGAAGAAAGTTATTAATGCGCATAAGCCATTAACACAGCTTATTGAGGATGAAAAAATCCCTAATACACAACTTGCTGTAGAGCTTAATTATAGTAATTCTGCAATTAGTAGGATTAAGTGTGGTGATCGTGCTATGTCACAGGAGACAGCAAAGGAAAGCATGCTTATACACGATAATGCAAAATATATCGCAGGTATTACGCATGAATTTACAGACGGCTTTACGCCGCCTGTATTAGATGGAATTGGATTTGATATGCATCGCTTGGTATTGCTCAATCAATTTAAAAACCAGGAAAAAGAAGTTTATGCGCTTCTCCAACAAGTTGATTTTTCTAAAATGCCATCAGAAATTGATGAAAAAAATCTAAAAGATATAACGGATGTGATGGATGGGTTACTAACGCTCCGCTTCTTTTTAGAGAATAGCGTGATTCAGCTGCAACAAGATTACGAAATCAGTATTAAAAAGCGAATGAGAGCTTTGATGCTGCACTGGAAAATGAAAGGGTGGTTAAAATGAGTATTTCAAAATTTGATTTGCGCTTGGCGGCAATTAAAGAGCGCGAGGGTTGGCAAACAGAGCAGGATATGCGCCTGAATTGGACGGAGGAACGAATCCTAAGTCATTACAACATGTACTACAAGCATTTCGAGTTGGATGCACCCGCAAGTGAAGTAAAAGATGCAGCTTTAGATGAACTAAGTGATAAAGAAATTGCTGTAATGATTCGTCGATGGAAGTTTACAGATGTGTTGGAGTTACTGCAAAAAGAAGGGTATTTAACGGTCCTTCATGGACACTGGATTTTATCGATGGATATGTTTTTGGGTTGCAACGAATAAAAAAAGACCGCTTTGAGAGAGCGGTCTTAATAGCGGGCGAACAAGTCGCCTACTGTATAAAAATAACTACGTAAAGTATACCACAAAATAAGAGGGGGCAAACCTAATGGAATCAAATAATGCAGGGCAAGTTCAAACGGCTGGCGCATTAAATCTTTTTCAGAAGCTAGTAGAGGTGCGTAAAAGTATCGGTTCGCTACACAAAGATGCGCAAGGCTATAACAATAATTATCAATATGTAACAGGTTCACAAATCCTTAGCAAAATTCAGGATGCAATGAATTATTATAACGTTTTACTTTTCCCAAAAGTTTTAACACAAGAATTGAGTAAACGTGAGTATACAACTAAGTATGGGAAGAACGTCATTGAGTATACAGTGTTTGGTGAAATGACATTTACATGGATTGATGCGGATAATCCAACAGAACAATTAGAAGTGCCGTTTGCTTATGCAGGTTCACAAGATGATATGGCGCGGGCGTTAGGTTCGGCATTAACATATGCGGAGCGGTATTTTTTAATCAAATCGTTTAATCTGCCGACAGATGGTGATGATCCAGACAGTAATCAATACAATCAGCATAAAAATTATAATAATCAAAAGAATTATCAACAACAACCTCAGCAGCAACAATATCGTAATCCACAGCCACCAATGCAGCAACAACCGGCGCGTGCAAATAAGGATGGCGAAAAGCTCATAACTGAGGTGCAATCGCAAAAACTTAAAAATGCGCTAAAAATCGTTGCAGGTCCAAAAGTGGAAGACAAACAAACAGCATTCGAGTCGGCTTGCTACGCCTGCAATATTCCGGAGGGTACATCAACAAAGGCCCTCACATTTACGCAAGCAAGCGGTGTGCTGATATATTTTGACGGGCTTGTTAAAAGTCGTCAAAAAGGTGGTGCGTAAGCGTGGTAATGCAAAAAATAGAACTGCAAAAAGATTTAGAAAATACGATTAAGCAAGTACGTACGACTAAAGACAATTTTGCTGAAATAATCGAACGTTTAACGGCACTTAATATCGAAGTAGAAAGGGTTCTAAAACATGAAAACCTTAAAAAAGATATACCGTATGTTTGCGACAGGAAATGTAATCGAGGATGTTAGCTTTGTAGCCTACTTGCTGCTAATGATAAGTGTTGGTTTGTATGTGCTTTCACTTACAGCCACAAAAGAAATCATGGTTATGTGTGTAAGTATGTTAGGCGCGCTAGCCATTGTAGTAGTTTACTGCGCGTTGGCTTGGCATAAGGAGGAGTAAGAAAAGTGAGCAATATTATTCGAGTAGAAAAAAATAATAATTATGTTGTGATGAACCGAACAGCGTTGAATGATGAAAGGCTTTCTTGGAAAGCAAAAGGAATTATAGCATACATGCTTTCGATGCCAGATGATTGGGTGTTCTATATAGATGAATTAGTAAAACATTCAAAAGATGGTCGTGACGCTTTTCGAAGTGGATTAAAAGAGTTAAAAGATTGTGGATATGTTGAACGAAAACCTATAAAGGATTCGAAAACAAGAAAAATAATAGCTTGGGAAACAATTGTAAGAGAAATTCCACTTACGGATTCTCCACAAGTGGAAAGTCCACAAATGGAAAAGCCACTTATGGAAGAACCACAAGTGGTAAATCCGACACTACTAAGTACTGATGTTAACCAAGTATTGAATAAACCAAATACTGATACTAACCAAGTACTGACAAACCAACATACAGACCTTCCGTTAGATACTGACTTTGCAGGAGTTCTTAGTATCTATGAACAGAATTTCGGGTTAGTTAGTGGGGGCTTTGATCAAGAGGATTTAGGTGACATGGTGGATAACTATAAAAAAGATCTCATTATCGAAGCTATTAAAGAAGCACGTAGTAATCAGAATGTGAAGAAGCCTTTACGCTTAATTAGCAAAATCCTTAAAAATTGGGCTGCTGAAAATATTCATACAGCGATAGACTTGCAAAACTATTTACAACAAAAGGAGCGTGAGCAACATGGTCAAAACAATCGAAGAAGTCCTAGCAGAACTAAAAAACAAACAAAGTACCCTGGACTTGCCAATTACAACTCACAAATGCGATAAGTGCAAAGACCAAGGTGGATGGACTGAAATGCGTGAAGCAGACGTATTTGGAAACGGCCAAGTGATTCGTGACGAGGAAGTGTGGGTGGAATGTACCTGCGCTATTCAACGCAAGATTGAGCGTATTGTAGCCGCTTCTGAAATTACCGCAGAGTTTCAAAAGATGGGCTTTAAAAATTATCAAACGGACAACGACGTTCGTAAAGAAATGCGAAGCCTTGCAGTGGATTACTACAAGCACTTTAAAGGCATCCGTAGCACACGTGAAAATAGCATCGCATTTGTTGGTCAAGTTGGTTGCGGTAAAACCCATTTGTTATCCGCTGTATCAAATGGGCTCATGCGAGAGTGCTTTGTACCGGTCATGTATTTTCCATTCGTCGAAATGACAGAATCCATGAGCGCAAATAATTACGAGCATAAAGACACCATTATCAAAAAGGCACAACAAGCAGAAGTGTTGTTCATCGATGATTTATTTAAACCGGCAAGTAAAGAAGATCGCGAGGGCAACATGATTCAAGTTCCACGCGCTACACCATTTGAGCAAAAGGTGATGCAAGCCATTATTAATTATCGCTATCTCAACAATAAACCGATTTTGCTATCAAGTGAGCTGGATTTTGGCACGTTGCTGTCTATTAACGAGGCACTAGGAAGCCGATTGTTTGAAATGTGTGGAGACTACACGATGCAAATCGAAGAAGATGTCATGTTGAATTGGCGCATGCGTAAATTGTTCAAGTAAATCAAGGGAGAGAAAAAAGAATATGAAATTAAAATTCTACGGCGGTACAGACGCATTAAACGCCATTGCATTTAACGTCACAGCAGACCGCACATATATTGTGACATTACGAAAAGAAATGTCGTATCAAGGTTTTACAGTACGAGCAAATGCCTACACGTTTGAGATTTGCTACATCGATCTTGGCGGCAATAAAATCACCGTTGGACCAGGGCATGATGTGGCACTTGCCGTAAAACTCTGCTTGCAAGAATTTATTCGGTACCGCACGTTGCATCATATGAAAACGCACGAACATATTGAAGCACGTATTACAGAGGTCGCACGGGCTAATTTAAACAACTTTTTAGATAGTCAGAGTAAAACAGTCATAAGTGATAAAACAATCGCTCAGGAGGACGCTGAGATAGCAAAATCACTTGATTGCACCGAAGTACTCGAAGTAGCAGAAGATATTGCACGACAGCATGCGATTGACGCTGCACTTGATGCGCGAGATAAAGAATTATTTCTCGCATTAGTCGGTGCGAAGTGATGCAGTTAAAAAAGCAAATGAAGCAATTGCAAGAGTCGCTACAAGTTTTAAAATCAGAAATTTCAGAACAATTACTCCTTGTTGAAAAAGATAAGGAGCATGAGAAGGAGAGAGAAGATGCGAAACGACGAGAACAAACATGGCATTGCCGTCACACAGCATAGCTGCAAACGCCGCTATAACCACCGTAACATTTGCCGTACAACTACTAAACAGCGCAAGGACATACACAAGCAAACACAGCGTCCTGTAGCACTTAAAAAAAGACCGGTTGTTTTTTACAGGGTGCGAAAAGGCCGCGAAATCACCGAAGTGTCCGAGCTGGATGTGGATGTAATGAGCTTGCAGTTGGACGGCTATCGGGTGCTCGATAAGTGGGAGGAGTGGTTGTAGATGGAGCAAAATGACGAAAATATAGTCAAAGCAGAACAGTTAAGTTTGTTTTGAGCGACATTCATGGACCGAAAATGAATTGTTGAATTAAAACGGGTGGGTGGGATGGAGTAAGGAGCGGCACTATGCGTAAAAACGAATTAGTACATCACGAGCATTACGTCGCGAAAGTGCAACAAGATTTAACGCATTTTTTATTAAATGATGAATCATTAAGAGATGGCACAATCAAATATTTGCGATGGGATAATGAAATGAAGCTATTTGATGTATATGAGGATGCTGAGCACAAGGTTTTCATTACACATACATTTTATGAGCGCTTTCGTGATATACAGCTTGTTAATTGGATTGTATGCCAGCGATGCGGCAGGAAGTTAAAAGATACGAAGTGGATGCCGATTGGTTATGGGCGCCGTTGTTATAAAAAGTTTCTGAAAGAAGAATGGGAACGTAATCAAATGACGATTTTCGATTTTATTGAAGATCCAGAAGGGAGTGTAAGTAAATGAAGCGAATACTTGATGCTTGTTGCGGCAGCCGTATGTTTTGGTTCGATAAGAGGAATGAAAATGTCACTTATATGGACATTCGTAAAGAAGATACGGAATTATGTGATGGTCGTAAATTAATCGTAGAACCAGATGTGGTTGCGGATTTTCGTGATATGCCATTTTTGAATGAAAGCTTTCATATGGTGGTGTTTGATCCACCACATTTATTAAGAGCAGGAGAAAATAGCTGGCTTGCTAAAAAATATGGTCGTTTAAATGAAGCAACATGGCGAATGGACCTAATGCAAGGTTTCGATGAATGTATGCGAGTGCTGAAACCTAACGGTACATTGATTTTTAAATGGAATGAGGACCAGATTTCATTGAATGAGGTTTTAGACTGCTTTGGCCAACAGCCGTTATTCGGAGATAAACGAAGTAAAACACATTGGCTTGTATTTATGAAATGAATTTATAGGGAGGTACACGAATGAATGAAGATGAAATGTACGACGCATATCTGGAACAAGAAATGGAAGAAGTAGATGCAGGAAGCGTGCGTCTAATGTTTTTAAATGAACAACACGAACAAAACTTTGCGGCTATCACAGAGCAATACAAGTTTGATATTGCGACAGACTCAGATTTAATCGTTGCGTACATTGCAGCGGTACCAGATGTGTATGAAAAAGTGTCCGGGGCACTTTTATCATACGATAGCTGGTTACTTGATGAACAATTTGCTACAGAGCAAAGCGATACATTTAACGCGCTGCTAGGTGTGGCACTGTCATATCGATTAGGCGTGGAGCCAAGCAAATTACGAGCGTATGAACAAATGCTTGATGGACCGTATTGGGTAGTCGTTGCACTCGGAGTGGCAGATATATATACAAATGGCATGTTTAATACATTGAAGAGCATGGAGGTTTTATAGTGATGATAATTAAAACACCAATGGAACAAATAGAAGAATTAATTAATGAAATGCCACTTCCAGTCTTAAAAGATATACAGCAGCGCCTGACGGATTGGGCATCAAATGGTGGAAAAGAAGATGATCCATATGTTGAAAAACAGCTTTGCTATATGAAGCACGTAAGACATGCGCAACATGCTAATAAATAAAAAAAACGTCTGTAGCAGTATCTACAAACGCTTCTCCCTACAAAAACATGATTTTCGCAAATCTATTATACCAAATTTATTCTGTAGGGGGAATTACATAATGCGTATGAAAAATTTAGAAATTAGTAATGAAGGATTACTCAAAATTGATATAATGGAGCTACCTGAGAATTGTGTGATTGTTGTTTCCAAGGGTCAAGCGAAGGTTTCGGAACTTCCTGAGCACGCAGAAACAAAAATCATTACACATCAAGGAAAAGTGAAGCGGTTGCGCTGGGATGAAGGAGAAGAGTTTTAAATTGAATATAGTTTTTTCAGTAGTAGCAGTTGAAGAAAATTCAGTAACAGAATTTCTTGAAAGATATACCCCTTTAGAAATTTTGAATCAAGGACCTGTTTTAGGAGCCATTATTACAGCATGTATAACTTTGCTTGTTTTTATTTTGACTAAGGTGTGGGAAGTATGGCTGAGTTATAAAAGTGAGGTGATAAGTAAAGAATCATCATTGGAGTTTTTTTCAAAAGAATCAACATTAAAAAGTATTAAGAACCCTGAGAAAAATAAAATTTTTTTTGAAGGACAAGTATATCTAATGGATTCTCTTAATGTTCAAAATAAAGTTGGTGAAAAAAAAGATGATTTTATGCTCATAGTCAACACAGGAGATAATCCGATGACGAATGTAGAAATAGAAATTAGAGCTGAAAAAAATAAAGTTATAAACACTTATACTGTGCATTTTTTAGAGAGTAAAGGACATGTATATATATTGCGAGAAAATCCTGAATTAATTAAAAGTGTAAAAGTAAAGTTTGAGTCTTTGTCTGGGATTAAGTATTCTTATACTAATTTTCACAAAGATAAAAAAATTATTATGTGGAGAAAAAGTTGGTTATATCCGAAAAAGAGAAGGAAAAATATAAATAAAAAATCTATAAATTTCTTTACAGTTTATAAATAAGTTCTACCAGCCATCTGGAGGACAACATTTGTTAGTAGCAAAAGCTACTGTCATTTGTTGTCCTCTTTTTTATTGCCAAAATGAAAAGGAGTGAATGCATGAGAAACCTACAAGATGAAATCAAGCGCAATAGCCTTTTGCAACATACCAATGACATGAAACCTAATGAAAAGAAGGAAAAGCTTTCTACGAAGCGGAAAACACGCTCAGAGCGATTGTCAAAAGCAGAAATCGAGGAACTTATGGGGATAAGACGTCCACGCTATACAAAACGAAAAGGTGTAATCAAACAAAAATAAAGAGGTGCTGTAGAAATGGCGATGACAATAGAAGAACGTGACTATACAAGTAAAGAATTAGAGAATTGGGCAGATAGGTTGCTAGAAGAGTACGATCGTAGTTTAAGTGACTTGCGTGCAGTTAAGAAAGAAATAGTTGCTGAAGAGTGCGAAGTAACAAATATCTCGCCGCTTCAAGATAAGAAGTCTATTCTAAATAGCATGGAGAACTCAATGGTATTCGCAATGGACTGGATGGAAAAAGGTCGTAACCCCGATTTACAGCGCGGAGCGGATAAACATGCTGTGTACCAGCGTCAGTTTTTCGAGTCGCTTGACGTGGTTCCGGATATTGCAGAACAGGTTTATAGTGTAGACCCGAAAGAAATACAAATGACAGAGGAACAAAAGAAACAGCTCGCTAAAATTTTTACTTCATGGAGCCATCGTGAAAGATATTGTTTTATTGCAAATACAGTTGAGGGGAAAAGTTTTCAAAAGATTGCTGATGAATTAAAGGTTAGTAAAGGGACAGTTCAATCTTATATACAACGCGCTAGAACAAAGCTTTCAGAAAGTCTTGAAAAGAAAATTTCGTAATTCGTGCCTTACGTTGCCTTACGAAGTCTATATTAGTGAGAGGATAATTTCTCATGCGTGAGCAAGCACGCAACATTTTGGTCGCTTTACAAGTAGAGTTACTTGAGTGCTACTCACACTTCCATTCAGGGGAACTTTGTTAAACGACGACAATCATCAAGCCGCTCCAATGCGGCATACATAACGCTACGCCTTTTAAATTCAAAATACACCTGCTTAAATATAAAGATGAATACTTAGGTGAGGGGAAGATAATGGATATAACTGTAGTAATGATAATAAAAAACTAATGATATTACGTTTTTATTGACGGAATTCGATTATACAAGGTTGCTGAGCTGTTTTACTCTATAAAAGACAGGGTATTTGGTAAATATAGTATTATTTTAACTATTTGTGAAGTATGTCAGAATATTGTCATTGCGTCCTTTCTGAATTTAAAATATTATGTTATATAGTACTATTAGGAACGGAACTATATGATTTAGCGAATGGGGAAGCTATTGATGAATATTTTGCAATTAAAAAGACATGCTCTTGTTGAACAAAAAGAGATTGCTTTTTTCTTTTTACCAGATTTATTTAATAAAAATATCGAATTTTTATCTATATTTATGAAGACTATAGAAGAAATTGAGTTGAGATATGAAAAAGATAAAAATCTTAATTTCTTAGATAAAGATTTGGATATTGAATATGAACATAATGGATTGAAGGCGGAAGCTAAAGTCGTAAAAAAATTAACTAATAAAAGTGGCACTTTTGCAAAACTTTTATCAAAGATAGAAATTTATGAGTTTAGAGTAAGGAGTAAAAACCAACATTACAGGGTTTTGTTCATTTTTGATATCAAGGTGTCATTAGAATTGTTATTTACTCTGGGTTTTGTTAAGGTAAATCACGTAAAAGATGTAAAAACTGATGTATATAAAGTATACTCAGCTGACATAGGAAAAAAGTTTTGTGAAAACCAATTAATTAGAGGAGTTGATTATGATGGATAGTAAAGCTTTTTTTAATCAATTCATTCAAAAAAGTCCTGAAATGCAGGAAAGAACTAGCACGGAACAGTATAAAATGTCTAAAAAATTTTTACGATATAGAATTGAATTTGATATGTCACCCCAAGAAATGGCATGTTTTTTAAATGTTGAAAAAGATTTTTATACTAGACTTGAAAGTGGTGACAATTCTTTAGAGATTTATCAATATAACTTATATTTGAATACACTTAGAACTCAGCAAGAATTCACACAAAAATGTACAGAAACTAACTTACAAGTCATTAAATCGGTAGTACCGCCTTTAAATGAAATTATTGAAAGTTCATATGATGAAGTAGTGCATAAATCATTCTTACATTCAGAGGATATAATTCCTGAAATGAAGAATGTTGAAAACAAGTTCTTTAACCAGGAATTTGATTTCACTTTTAGTAGTTCAACGGCTTATTGATATTAGTTGTGGTATTATATGGAGGTAAATAATGGAGATAGCGAATTTTTTAACCTATAAGATTGAACATATGGAATATAATTCTCTGAATGAGGCAGATCTTAAAGAGCATTTAGTTGGGGCAGAACCAAATTCAGATTTTGCTATAAATGAAGAAGTAAAGATTGGATTTGGAAGTAGTGAAAATGAGATTGTTCAGATAATTTCAAAGTTCGAAGTTGTGGATTTTAAACATTCAACTGAGTATAAGATACAAATCATTAGTATGTTTAAAATAAATTCTGAAGGCCAAAGTAAAGAAGAAATTTCGAAATTTGTCCACAAAGAAGGGAATAAACAGATTAAACTTATTGTTAGAGAAGTTGTTAAAAATTTATCTGTTATGAGTAATCAGCCAGTAATCAATTTCTTACCAGTGGAATTTTAAATGCACATATGATTCCATAAGGAGATTTATAGTTTTTAAAGCATCTACTACGGTAGGTGCTTTTATTATGCCTAAAATGAAAGGAGCGGATTACATGAAAGAAATCAAATTTAAGATTTATGGACCAGTGCAAGCGCAGCAACGTCCTCGATTTTCTCGTCATAATGGCCAAGTTCGTACATATGACGATAAACGCTCGAAATCTTATAAAGCGCATGTACAAAAGAGCGTCGCTCCATATGCACCTGAGGAACCGATTGAATCGGCTATTGAGTTGCATATTGATGTGTATCATCAGCTACAGAAAAGTGGCAGTAAACAATTAAAAGCAGATAAACTCGCTCACCGCGTTAGGCCGACAGTTAAGCCAGATGTTGATAATTTGGCAAAAGGCATAAAGGATGCTTTGACGGGCATGATATGGCGAGATGATGCACAGGTAGTTAGCTTAACGGTACGTAAGTTTTACGCTGTAGATCCACGAGCTGAAATAACCATTAGATATTAGAAATCTTTAATCTATATAAACAAAATAAAGCGCTGGTAATGAGAGTGTTACTGGCGCAGAAAGAAAAGAGGTGGGTGATTCATGAGTGGCTAGAAAAAGAGATCCACGTAGAGACGAAGCGTTTGAGATATACAAAAAGGCAAAAGGTGATATTAAATTAAAAGATATTGCCGAACAGCTCGGTATATCAGAAGGAACAGTCCGAGGGTGGAAAAATAAAGATAAGTGGGATGAACAAGTGAATGGAACGTTCCAAAAGAAAACACCAAAAAATACGGAACGTTCCAAAAAGAAAAAGGAAGCAAAGGAACAACCTGATTCTATCCAATCAGGGAGCGGCGAAACTGTTAAGTACGAACTCGTTGAAAGTGACGGTTTGAACGATAAACAGATGCGCTTTTGTCGTTATTACGTTAATTCATTAAATGCTACAAGTGCTTATAAAAAAGCATATAAATGTAGCTATGAAGTAGCTATGGCGAATGGCTCGCGCTTGCTAAGAAAAGCTAAGATTCAAGAATTTATCGCCGAGCTCAAAAGGGAACGCTTGCAACAAGAGCAACTAGATCAAAATGATGTGCTCCAGAAATACAAGACCATCGCTTTTGCAGACATTACCGATTACGCCGATTTTGGCACAGTGATGGAAAATGCGCTTGATCCAACGGGCAACATTATGCGAGATGAAGAAGGTAAAATCATCACGTATGAGCGCTCATTCGTTCATTTGCATAATGCTGATGAAATAGACGGTACCATTGTGACAGAAGTAAAACGTGGCAAAGATGGGGTGAGCGTAAAGCTTGCTGACAAAATGAAAGCATTAGAATTTTTAGCCAAGTATACAGATCTTCTCAATGAGCGGGAACTCCAGCAGCTTAAAGTGGTGCGTGAACGTGTGAACATCGAGAAAACCCGCTCAGACATGACCAAAGATGATCTCTCACCTATTAATATCACCATTCGTAGGAAGGGTGACGAATAATGACGGTTAAAGATGTTAATCCACATTTTGATGACTTCTTATTCGATTGGTCCACAAAGTTTCAATTCTTAGTCGGCGGCTATGGCAGCAGTAAATCCTATCACGTAGCTTTAAAAATTATTTTGAAGCTGCTAGAAGAGAAACGAACAGCATTGGTAGTTCGTGAAGTTTACGATACGCATCGAGATTCAACATTTTCATTGCTCAGTGAGCTAATTGAAGATCTGGAACTAGCCCATGTAGTTCGTGTGACAGGTTCACCAATGCAAATTAAGTTTCCTAATGGCAGTAAAATCATCTTTAAAGGGATGGATAAGCCTGCGAAATTAAAGTCTATCAATAACGTATCGCTCATTTGGCTAGAGGAATGCAGTGAGATTAAATACGAGGGCTTCAAGGAATTACTTGGCCGCTTGCGCCATCCCACATTGCCGCTCCATATGATTTTATCGACCAATCCCGTAAGCAAGGACAATTGGTCTTATTTGCATTTCTTCCAAGACGAAGAAGCACAACGGTTCATATTAGATGATGAACGCTTATATGAGGAGCGGACAATCATCACGAATAACACGTATTATCACCATAGTACAGCTGATGATAATAGGTTCCTTCCTGATTCTTATGTTGAACAATTGGAGGAAATGAAGGAATACGATATAGATTTATACCGTATTGCTAGACGTGGAAGGTTTGGTATTAACGGTAAGCGCGTGCTGCCACAGTTTGAAGTGCAGCCGCATGAAAAAGTATTAGCTATGATGAATGAAATCAATATGCCGATGAATTTTGTTGGGATGGACTTTGGTTTTGAGGAATCTTACAATGCTGTATTACGTATGACGGTAGACGTGGAAAAACGTTGGCTGTTTGTTTATTGGGAATACTATAAGAATAAGCAGACGGATGATGAAACAGTTGAGGACTTGAAAGAGTTTATTCAAACGAGGGAGCGGATTATAGCTGACTCAGCGGAACCAAAAACCATTCGTTATTTCAAAAAGATGGGCTTCAATATAAAACCGGCAAAAAAATTCCAAGGTTCACGCTTATCTAATACGAAAAAGATGAAACGATTTAAACGAATCATTTGCTCGGATGAATGCAAAAATACAATCAGAGAGCTTAAAACACTTACCTATGCGGTTGATAAGAAAGGTAAGCGTATCGATGATGAATTTAATATAGATCCGCACACGTTCAGCGCCATGTGGTATGGGCTGGACAAATACGATGTGACAGACCTGAAAAGTAATTTCTTAAGTTAGGAGGTAAATCATGTTCAACATATACAATTTTGGTACAAGCACATATACAGACGAGCTCATTCGAATGATTGCAGCAAATGCGCCGCTCCAGATTGATTACGTGAAAAAGCTATATGATGCGTTTAGCCCGCACGAAATGCTGACAGGTGTTAGATATTATGTTGGTGATACAGATGTACTCAAACGCGAAATATATGCGTATATGAATGGGAATCGAGTTGTTGATAGGGAAGCAACGAATAAACGTCTAGCGAGCGGCTTTTATAAAATGCTCGTGGACCAAAAAGTGAGTTATTTAGCAGGTGAGCCAATGAGTTGGGCAAGTAAAACGGATAATAAGCAGCATCTTGAAATTATCGAAAATACAATCGGTAAAAGATGGAGCAGTATTTTACCCCGTCTGATTAAAAATAGCACGAATAAAGGCGTTGAATGGCTCATGCCTTATGTAGATGAAGCGGGTAACTTTGACATCATGACAGTAGGTGGTGAGCAAGTTATTCCAATCTACGATTCCGGTAAACGTTTTAAGATGACCGCTGCCATCCGTTTCTATCGAGCGAGTGAAAATCAAGTGAAGCTAGAGCTATGGACTGAAAATGATGTGACGTATTACGAAATTATTGATAATAAAATCGTCATTGATGTAACGCATGAAATCAATCCCGCTCCGCATTTCACCAATGCAGAAGGTACAGAAGGTAAGAGCTGGGGCAAGGTGCCATTCATTAAATACGCTAACAATGACGAAGAAATCAGTGATTTAAAAATCATTAAGCCATACATTGACGAATATGAGGAACTAACGAGCGACGCGCAGAACACATTGAGTGATATGCAGTCGCTTATTTATGTGCTCAAAGGTTATGATGGCACGTCTTTATCTGAATTTCAGGAGAATTTAAAGCGCTATAAAGCTGTTAAAGTTGATGAAGATGGTGGCGGTATTGATACGTTAGCAGCGGAAGTTCCAGTACAAGCTTATCAGGCCCAAGTGGAATTGCTTCGAAAAGGTATTATCACATTTGGTCAAGGTGTAGATCCCGCTCCAGAAGTCATTGGCAATAGCCCATCAGGTGTTGCGCTCAAAAACTTATATAATTCACTGGACCAAAAAGCATCGCAGCAGGAGCGGATATTCGAAGATGCTAATAGAGAATTACTTTATTTTCTTCAAGTGTATTGTGAAGAAGCGAATGTTGGCCCATTTGATGCTACAGATATTACATGTTCCTTCAATAAGCTGACGATTACAAATGAGCAGGAGATTATTAATAATCTTATCCAATCAGTTGCTGGAGGCATTATGAGTACATCAACAGCAGTTACGCAACATCCTTATATCCAAAATGGTGAAGAGGAAATGAAGAAGCTAGAAGCACAGAAAAATGCTGAATTAGATGCTTATGGCGAGCGCTACGGCTCATTAACAGGTGATGAAGATGGCGAAGAAACAGATAACTAATCAGCTGGATATCATTAATCGTATCGATGCCATGATAGCTAAGACAGAAAGCATTGTTGATGAATTACTTGCAGCACGCTTAAAGGAAATTCTAGCTACGATTAACGAGATGTATGGTAATTTCGTTGAAAGCGATGAAACAAGCTATACGGAGCTTAATAAATACAATCGTTTATCTAAAGAGTTGGAGCGGATAAGCAATCAGCTGAATGATGATTATAAAAAGATTGTCAAAGAGATAACGGAATCAAATCAGCACATTTATGTTGAGCAATTTCTTATGAGTGCTTATCTATTCCAAATGTATCAAGGTACAGAAGATGGGTTTAGTTTGCCTAGTGAAGATGTGATTGCGGCCGCTCTTATTAATCCACTTGAACTTCTACAGTTGCCAAAGGTATTAGAAATGAACCGAGATCAGACGATTCGAAATATCAATCTTGAAATATCGCAGTCATTGCTACGTGGTGAAGGATATTGGAAGATGGCGGAGCGGTTGAAACAGACGATGAAAATTAGCCGCTCCAAAGCACGTACAATTGCACGTACAGAAGGTGGACGCGCTATGTCGATTGCAGATGAAGCAGTCACTGAGGAAATGCGTAAATACGCTGAAATTGAATGTATATGGCTTTCTACGCTTGATACCCGCACAAGACATGCCCACCGAGATTTAGACGGTCAGAAAGCTGATAAGGATGGTTATTTCCATTACAAAGGCATGAAAGCAAAAGGACCGCATATGTGGCATATAGCGCATATGGATATTAACTGTAGATGCGTGAAGATTAAGCTCGTGAATGGCCAGTTACCAGCTGTAAGGAGCGGGCGAGATTATAAAGATGCAGGGTATCAAAAGCGCTTGAAAGCTCAAATATTAGCTTATATGAAACAAGGTATGACGTATGCACAAGCTTATAAAAAAGCAAACAATATGATATTACCACCAAATAAAATAATTAAATTTATTACCTTTGAGGAGTATAATAGCTAATAATTGGAATATTATAAGTTGTTATTTCATATGGAAAGGTGAGAAATATGGAAATTGATTTAAGAGAAGATTTTAAAGCTATGATTTTACAAGATGTGAAAACAGATGATTTTTTAAATGTATCTTCGGGAACACCGGAGGAACAAATTATTCTTAAATACTTTGAATTCCAAAGGAAATTAAGCTTTGCAGGACCGCATAAGGTAAAAGAGTCACAAGAATTTGAATGTCCTGAGGAGTGTAAAGGTGGTTTAGAAAAGTTAATGGGTATTTTTAGGGAGGGTGGTGATATAAGACCTTACCTAAACCGAACTTCAGCGAACTTAAATGAATACGATGATATGTTTGCCGACTGGGGAATATTACATTTTCATTTAGGTAGTTATATTCCTGAAGGTGATACTTTTGTGGAAAGAGGTAAATATGTTTTATTCGCATATTTACATGACGAAACAGTTTATATAATTGATATTTATGATCATGACCATTGGGCAGATACAGATGTTCTTCAAGTGATATATAATAATTGGCCAGAAATTATAGAACCATATATTATGCCAGGCGTTGAAAGTCCTAATGTCTTGATTGGATATAAGGAACGAATTAAATTAAGAAAAGTCGGAATAGTTACTATGATTGCTTTGAAAAATTCTGCAGGGGAAAACTTTACCATTATTCCTCCAACACTTGGACAAACAGCTGCAAGAACATCTATTGTAGATACTAATAACTATCAAATAGAAATGAACAGGCTGTTTAAGATTGAAAAACAAATAATAAAGCATAAAGAGGAGTTTGTAAAAAAGTATAAGTTAGTTGATGATAATTTATCTATCAGATTAAAAAGGATAACATTAGATAAAATCGAACTAATTGAAGAAATAAGTGAAAAAATGTTCAGTATAGATTTATATTGATTTCTTCATTGTCCTAAGCATGACGATATAAAAGGCTTTTTTATTATGCACAAAATTGAAAGGAGAATCACACATGACAAAAGAAGAACTAATTGCACTAGGTATTGATGACGAAACCGCTCAAAAGATTGTTGATGGCTACGCAGCTACACACGTACCCAAAGATACATTAGCTGCAGAGCAATCGAAAGTAACTGATTTAACTACACAGCTTGCGGATCGTGATACACAGTTAAAAGATTTGCAGAAACAAGCGAGCGGCAATAAGGAGCTTCAAGATCAAATCAAGGCGCTTCAGGAACAAAATGAACAGGCGCAAGCAGAGTACACCGCTCAGCTACAACAAAAAGAATATGACTTTGCGCTAACAGAAGCATTACGTGATGCGAAAGCGAAAAATCCTAAAGCTGTAAAGGCACTATTGGATAGTGAAGCCATCAAGTTTGAGAATGGCCAGCTAGTAGGTTTAAATGAGCAGCTGGATGCGCTGAAACAATCAGACGATTATCTTTTTATAGCAGAAGGTCTAAAGGGTAGTACGCCACCACAAGGCGGAGCCGCTCCAAAGCCAACAAGTGAGATGACCTACTCAGAAATGATGGCATATCTTGAAACAAATCCAAATGCACAAATTTAAAAAAGGATAGGTGAAATAATCATGAAATTATTTAATACACAGGCCCGTTCCGATTTAGGGGCGGGTTTATTAGTTAGCTTAGATATTCAATTCTTCGCAGGTGAGAAATTCGATGCAAAGTCATTTAACGGTGAAGCATTCGGTAAATATGTTGATCGCATTCCGCGTACAAAGCGTACAGAGCTCATTAAATCGCGTGCGTTAAAGCCCAATAGCGAAATTAAAAACTTATTCAGCTCACAAACAACAACAGCATACGGTCGTATTCCGTTATTCGGTCAGCTAGATGGTACGCCGCTCAATTACGATGGCCAAACAGATATTACAGCAACTTCAACAGTGACGTATGAGCAAGGTGTTGTGGTGACAGGTCGCGCGAAAGCTTGGATTGAAACAGACTTTTCAGAAGATATTACAGGTGGCGTGAAGTTTATGGATAATGTAGCTTCACAAGTAGCAGAATATTGGGATGATGTGGACCAAGATACGTTACTTGCTGTACTTCGTGGTATCTTCTCAATGACAGGTGCTAAAAACCTTGAATTTGTGAATAAGCATACGCACGACATTTCAGAAGCAGCGACACCAATTGTTGGTCCAACGACATTAAACACAGCGATTCAAAATGCATCTGGTCAAAATAAAGGGAAATTCGTCATTGCAATCATGCACTCACAAGTAGCGACAAACCTTGAAAACTTACAATTACTTTCATACATGACATATACAGATGCACAAGGTATTCAGCGACAGCTACAACTTGCAACATGGAATGGGCGTACTGTATTGATTGACGATTCTATGCCAACAGAGGATGTAGAAGCCACGGATGCTACAGAAGCATATACAAAATATACAACGTACGTGTTAGGTGATGGCGCATTTAGCTTTGAAAATATTGGCGCTAAAGTACCTTATGAAATGTCACGCGATCCAAAAACAAATGGTGGCCAAACAACACTTTACTCACGCCAGCGTAAAGTATTTGCACCTTATGGTATCTCATATGAAAAAGCTTCACAGGCTTCACTATCACCAACAGACGAAGAACTTGCAAATGGTGCAAACTGGACATTAGTAAATGATGGTGCGAGCGGCAATGCACGTAAGTATATTGATCATAAAGCGATTCCAATTGCACGTATTATTTCGAAAGGCTAGGTGATAGCCGATGAAGTGGCAAGTCACGGACTTAGAAGTACAGCAGCTTATTCAAATTAATAAAGAATTAATTACAGATGCCACAATGGAACACTATAGAGCGTTAGCGCCGATTTACTATGATGTTGCTTGCAATTATTGCAATGCAGAATTAGATGTAAGTGAAAGCGCAACCCTTATTTTTGTGGCCAAAGCAATTCAATATTATACGAATAAGGCAGGTCTCACCAGCCGCTCCATGGGCACAGTGAGTTATTCATATGATACGGCACTACCTAGTAGCGTATTGCAAGTGCTTAAGCCTTTTAGAAAGCTGAGGTGGTAATATGTACGATGAATATCCCCATGTTGTTGTGCTTCAAGAATATGTAGAAGCGCAAGATAAATACGGTAACGTGCTTAAGCAAGATTGGACAGATGGTGAAGCAATACAATGTTTCATTGATACACCGTCAGCAAAAGAACAATACAACGCGATGCAAATTAATAGCCGGTTAGATTGTTATATGTATTATCCATATCGTACAGACCTCAAAAAAGGTATGCAATTACGCTATGAAGGTGAACTATATGAAATTAACCGTAAACCAGAAGACCAAGGCGGTATGCATGAAATTATGCGTGCATCACTCGCTGAGGTGACTTCATGAGCATTATTCAGTTTGGCTCAAAAAAGCTAGAGCGGGCACTCGATCGCTGGAGTGAGGATATTTTAAAAGATGTAAAGAAGGCTGTTATTGATACTGCAAACATGATTCAAGCACAAGCGAGAGCACTCGCCCCCGTTGATTCAGGCTACTTAAGACAATCCATTGAAGTGGAATTACAAAATGGTGGTCTAACAGCGATCGTTACAGTTGGTAGCGAGTATGCGATTTATATTGAATATGGTACGGGTATCTATGCGACTAAAGGAAATGGTCGTAAAGGCGGTTGGGTGTATTACAATGAAAAGTTCGGTGAGTTTGTATTTACAGAAGGTCAACAAGCGCAGCCGTTTTGGTTTCCCGCTCTCAAAGAAGGCAATCAATATTGGAAGCAGGCGATTAACTCGATCGGAGGATAGTAAATGTCATTTGAAGCATTATTTGATGCGGTGTATTACCGATTACTCGGTGATGCTACATTGAAGCAATTAGTTTATACACCAGCTACTAAAACATCTAGAGCATTTAATGGTGTATATGATTCGGTGCCAGAAAATGCGCCATTTCCTTATATAGTAATTGGTGAACCCACTGAAAGTAACTTCGATGTGAAATTAAAAGAAACAGTTGAAACTTCTATTACCATTCATACATGGAGCAAAGTACCAGGGAAACTTGAGTCATATAAATTACTTGAAGCTGTCAGCAACGCGCTGAGAGCTTTTTTAAATGTGGAAGGCTATACGCTTGAACATATAAAAAAACAGCGTACCGCAGTGTTTGATGACATTGATGGTGTGCTTCGACATGGCATATTAACACTTGAATATACATTAACGAAACATTAGGAGGAAATTACCCATGAACAAAGGTAAAGATACGATTTATTTAGTACAGCGTGCAAAAGAAGCATTAGGAACTGCTGCTTTTTTAGTAGCAAATCAAACAGAAGGCTCTTATTCGATTGAAACTGAAATTATCGATGAACAGACAAAGTTCGGCCGCTTAGTTGACTATGGTAATACATCAGAATCATTTGATTTATCGATGTATGGTCAAACTGGTGATGCTGGTCAAAAAGCTATTTTAGATGCGATTAAAAATAAAGAGCAGCTAAAAGTGTGGGAAGTAAATATTAACAAAAATGCTAACGGTAAATACGACGCAAACTTTGCGTACACGATTGTAGAATCAGTAGAGCGTTCAGGTTCAACGGATGGCTTTGAAGAGCTTTCAACTACACTGCAAGTGATTGGCCAAACACAAGCAGGTGAACTTGATACCGTTGATGTACCAGATGAAGTTGTCGAGTTTGCATTATATGGCTTCGAAAAACCGGGCGAGTTCACAGGCGAATACGGTAAAGATCACGCCGATGCAGTCACAGATCCAGAAACAACTACACCTTAGTTATTACACACATATCTATGGAGCGGGCAACCGCTCCTATTTTTATACTTAAAACTATTTATCTAACAGGAGGTAATGCTTTATGGCATTAACAATTACAATTCAAAACAAACAATATACAGGTAAACCATCATTTGCGATGGCTCGCTATGCAGATGAAAAATACGGCAACTATATCGAAAAAGCGAACAAGTATGCACAAGGGATTGAAAATATCCTTTCGGGTGTCATTGAAGGCTCGGTTGAATCAATCGTGCAATATTGGGATGCAGCGCTTGCACATCTTAAAGAACGTCCATCAGTTGCAGATATTGAGGAAGCACTTGAAGCACGCATTGAAGAAGTGGGCGACACTGAACCGCTCTTAAAAGAAATTTATAACGAACTGACAACGAGCGGTTTTTTCAAGAAAACGGTCAAAGCATTCTGGAAGAACGTCGAGCTGATGAAGGACTTCGGAGCGACAGAGGAAGAGAAAGAACAGAACAAGACAGTTTACGACATGATGCAGAAGCTGAAAGTGGAAATCGAGGCTTAGACTACGAACAGCTAGAAATCGATGCGATGCAGCATTTGGGCATTGTAGATAATGACATTTTGTATAGCATGACCCCAGCTGAATATAACCGAAAAATCAGAGGGGCTATGCTACGTGATGTACAGATGTACGAAAATATGACGATTCAAGCGATTTTCAATGCAAGAGCGGCAAATGGTAAGCGGATTACTGCTAAAAAACTATTTGATGCAGAAAAAGCACGTCACAACATCTTGCATCCGAAAGAACAAAAAGAGAAAGAGCGTGCTAAGCGTGATTATACGTATTTAGAACGTGCACTTGCAGCAATGAATCAAAAGAAAGGAGAGTGAGTAGATGGCAGTTGAACAATTTACAGCGGTTGTAGGAGCTGAGGTTAAAGAGTTTAAGCGCAAAATGAAAGAAGTTGACGCGGCCTTACGTGAAGCAGCGACAGGCGCAGAAGTTGATATTGGTGCTCAAGTACAAGAGTTCATGCATAAAATTCGTGATGTGCGAGAAGAGATGCGGCACCTTGAAAGTGATGACGTCAATATCAATGTCCAAGCGCATGTGGCAGAAGTGTTAGCAGAATTAAATGTTGTCGAAGATCGTATGAGAGATTTAGACAATGAAGATGCTACTGTAGATGTACAGGCACGCGTTCAAGAATTTTTACGAGACATTGGTAATATCGAAAGTCGTGTACGTGATTTAAACCGCACACAAGCAGAAGTAAAGATTGAAGCAAATGTGAATGAAGCACTTGCTAATATTAGAACGTTGCAAAGAAAAGCTAATGAGCTAGACGGTACAAGGGTAATGCCAGAAGCAGATGTGAAAATTATAGAAGCACGTACTAAGCTTGAGCAGCTAGAACATCAGCTAAACAATATTGATCAGACGCAATCTGAGGCAAAAGTAAAAGCAGATGTACGTGAATGTATTCGTGAAATTACGCGCGTACAGCGTGAATTGCGTGATATTGAACGTACACCTACAAAAGTAGAAATAACTGCTGCAGTAGATGAAGCAATCGTAGAAATGTCTCGTGTTGAACGAAAAGCAGATAAGCTGCTGGAAAGCGATATTCATGTTGATGTGGAAGCAGAAATTGAAGATGCATTAACGGACTTTGAGACGATTCAAAACCGTATTCGTACACTTTCACAGCAAGAACCGAGCGTACAAGTGAAAGCAGACATTAAACAATGTATGCGTGAGTTGAGAGCAGCAGAAGCGAAGTTAGATCAACTAGATGCGAAAAATAACACTGTACACGTTGCCGCAGATGTAAATGAAGCGATTAACCGACTTCGCTTAGTTGAAAACGTAGCGGAGCGGTTAGAAAGTGAAGCACATGACATTGAAATCCAAGCTGATACATCAGAAGCATTACGCAAGATGGCAGAGTTACGAGCGCAGATGATGAATATGGACCGCTCCCGTCCACGCGTCGAAATCCAAGCGGATATTTCGCAGTTTATGACACGTATGGCGGAACTCCGTGCCACAATCGAAACACTACGCCGCACAAATGAAATTCGTATTGAAGCGGAAACATCTAGCTTTAAATACAAGTTCGCCATCATTCGAGCACAAATACAAGCGTTGAACCGAGCGGCCATTATTAAAATCACAGCGCGCATCGATGCTTTCCAGGCGTCAATGGCAACTTTAGCGAATAATATTCGAGCGTTCGCGGAAGTAGCGGGGTATGCATTACGCGGGGTATTTATCAGTATTTTACCGATGCTTGCGCCAATCCTTGCAAACCTTGGTGTATTAATTGGTAATTTAGGTGTCATGATCGGTGTATTAGGTGGTCAAGTAGCAGGCTTTGCATTTGGATTAGGTACAGCATTTGCAGGCTTTGGCGGCGTTCTGGCAATGGCGATTGGCAATATCAAAGCGCTATATGAGAAAAACGCTAAGCTTAATGCACAACAGCAAGCAACAAAAGCATCTATCGACAAAATTAAAACGACATATGAGGGCTTAGTTAAAGCTACTCAGAAGCCAATTTTAGAAGGTGTACAAAAAGGCGCGCAAGTAGCAACCACGCTTTTGAATCAGTTAAAGCCAATGTTTATGAGTTCAGCTCAAGCATTTAACGGCTTAATGACATCTCTTAAACAATCAATTGGTACACCACCAGTACAGCAGTTTATTGAGTACTTAAATGCAGAAGCACCATTGATGTTATTGAATTTTGGTACAGCAATTGGCAACCTTTTCAAAGGATTGGCTTCGATGTTTGTAGCCTTTGCACCATTAACTGAATCTGTGTCAGCGGGATTTTCACGAATGACAGAATCATTTGCGACCTGGGCTGCTGGGTTACAAAAGAGCGAGAAGTTTAACTCGTTCATTTCATATGTACAAGAGAATATGCCAAAGATCAGTAGTATTTTCGGTAATGCGATCGTAGGTATTGTAAACTTCTTTGCGGCTTTCGGTACATCCGCGAGCGGCATGATGACGAGTCTACAAGGTCTTATGCAAAGATGGCGTGCTTGGACTGCAGCACTTGGTGAAAATCAAGCATTCCAAAACTTTTTATCTTACGTATCACAAACCGCTCCGGGGGTTATGAGCCTTATCGGTAACTTAACGAAATTCCTCGTCAATCTAGGCATTGGCATGGCTCCGCTTGGCGCAAAGATTTTACAGTTAGTAAATAGCTTCTTACAATGGTCAAATGCGATGATGAAAACACATCCAGCTATTGGCCAAGTAATCGCGGTTTTAACGTCACTTATGGGTGTGTTCATGGCGATTACACCTGCTATTTTAATGTTCAAAGCATTATTTGCAGGTCTTGGTACAGCAATGATGGCTGGTATTGGTAAAGCAATTACGTTTATCACAGGATTGTTTACTAGTTTTAGTGGCACATTAACAACAGTTGGTACATGGGTAGCGAATTTGGCAACGAAGTTTCCTATGCTTGGTACAGTAATCAGTTTATTAACAGGACCAGTTGGTCTTGTGATTGCTGCTATTGCGGCATTTGTTGCGGTGTTAATTGGTGTGTATCAAACGTCTGAAACATTCCGAAATCAAGTATCTACAGCCTTTACAGCGGTATGGAACGTTATTCAAACGGCGTTCGGTGCTGTTGCTTCTTTCCTTTCAGCTACATGGGCACAAATTATGGCCATCTGGACAACGAATAGCGCAAACATCATGACAATTGGTACAGTCGTTTGGGGTCTGATTAAAGACACGATTACAATGACAATGAGTCAAATTATGATGGTGTTCCAAACGGTATGGCCATTGATTTCAACAATTGTGCAAGTTGCTTGGGCAGTAATTAAAGCAGTCATTACAACTTCTGTGGCGATTATTTCGGGTGTTTTAACAACGTTGACAAATCTTTTGACGGGCAATTGGTCTGCAGCTTGGAATGCGATTAAGGCAATGCTTACAACAATTTGGAATGCGATTGTTTCAGCAGCTAAGAATATTTTTAACATTTTAAAATCATTCTTGCTTAGTATTTGGGATGCGATTAAAGGGCCTACGACAAGCGTATGGAATAGTATTAAATCAACGCTGACGAGTATTTGGAATAGTATTAAATCAACTGCTACAACCGTATTTAACGCTGTTAAAACAGCGATTACGAATGCTTGGAATACAATCAAGAGTACGACAACGAGCGTATGGAATGGCATTAAATCAGCTATCACGACAGCATGGAATGCGATTAAAAGCGCAACAACAACAGCGATAAACGGGATTAAATCCGCGGTAACAAATGGTTTTAATGCCATAAAATCAGCAATTACGAATGCAATGAATGCGATTAAATCGGGTATTAGTTCAGCTTGGAGTGCAATTAAGAGTGTAGTTTCAAGTGCCATTAGCGCGATTAAATCAGTTGTAACGAGTGGTTTTAGTGCAGTTCGTTCGGCTGTATCAAGTGCGATGTCTGCTGTTAAATCTGTTATTACAAGTGCTTGGAGTGCGATTACATCTGCCGTATCAAGTGCTGTTAGTACAATTAAAAACACAGTCGTAACAATGTTCAATTCATTAAAAAGTGCTGTATCAAGTGCAATGAATGGTGTTGTAAGTGCGATAAAAAGTGGTTGGCAGTCAGCGCAGTCCTTTTTATCAAGTATTGATTTAACAGCGATTGGGCGACACATCATTCAAGGGCTTGTGAATGGTATTAAATCAATGGCCGGCGCAGTAATCGGCGCAGCTAAATCTATTGCGGATAAAGTGAAATCAACAATCAAATCAGCAATGGACATTCACTCGCCATCGCGCGTTACTTATGCGCTTGGTGAACATACTGGGCAGGGTTTTGCGAATGGTATTACATCGAAAACGAAAGTTGTTACAGCAAGTGCTAAAAAGACAGCAAATGCGGCTAAAAAGGCGTTCAACGATTCACTTAAAAACTTAGATTTACGTTTATCTGCTGGATCTATCAACACGAAAACTTATGTAAAAGAAGCTAAAGCGCTTGGTCAAAAATATAAAAGTGTGACGAATGCGATTGCAACGGTCAATGCAAAGATTACGAAAACAACAACTGCAGCCGCTAAAAAAGCGCAACAAGAGGCGCACAATGCGTACTTAAAACAACAAAAAGCATTCAACAGCAAGATGACAAATTTGTCGAATAAGTATTCTGCAAATAAAATCACTGGCACTAAATATATTGATGAAATGAATAAGCTTGCTAAAACGTACAGTAATGTTGAAAATGCCGCTTCTAAGGTTGCATCTAAGACGGCCACTGTAAACAGTAAAGAATTTTCTAAGGAAATGACAAACTTAGAGAATCAATACAAAGCAAATAAAATTAGTGCTGAAGCATATACAACAAAGATGAACAAATTAGCTAAAACATATAAGTCAGTTACAAATGCCGCGTCTAAAGTAGCCGCCAAAACTGCATCAATCAATAAAGAACTATTCAACAGCAAGATGACGCAAATCGGCAACAATTATCAAAATGGCGACTACACCATTGAGAAGTATTTAAAAAAGCTAAAGCAGACGAAAGAGAAGTATAAGGAAGTTAAAGGTGCCGAGACGAAAGTCGACAAAGAAATCGCAACAGTGCGCTATGAGTTAAATAAGCAAACAGTTGATTCTATCCTGGCAGACGAAACAATAGGAGCGAATAAACAAATTGCTTTGATTAAAGAAATTGGTAAAGAGTATGCAAAAGGCTCACAGAAGCGGCAATACTTTGATGAACAAGTACAGAAATCACAACAAGCTCTGTACGACGAACTAACGTCATTAAGTGACACATACACAACGAAAATCCAAGATGCCAATAACGCATTGATTGAATCTGAAAAGAAACTAAATGAAGAATATGAAAAAGCTGTATCAGATCGCGCGAATACTATCTACAAATCAATGGGCTTGTTTGATGAAATGGCTGAAAAATCAGCAACAACCGGTGCTGAATTAATTAGCAATTTAAAATCACAGGTTGCGGGCATGTCGGAATGGGCGACCAATATGGAAACACTTGCTGGTCGTGGTGTAGATACAGCGCTAATTGATGAATTACGTGAGCTTGGTATTAAGTCAGCAGGAGAAATCGAAACACTTACAAAGATGTCTGATACTGAGTTAGCAGAATTTGTAGGTGCATGGAAAGAAAAATCTGAACTTGCAAATAAAATTGCTGTCAGTGAGATGAAAGACTTGCGTTTATCAACAGATGCAGAAATTACGAAGATGCGTGAAGAAACAGCACTTCAACTTGATACGTACAATAAAGAGTGGCAACAAGCTATTAAAGATTTAACTGGTGGTACGAAAAAGAAGTTTAATGCATTAACAGCTGAAATGCCGGATATTGGTCGTAATGTCATATTAGGTATGCAAAAAGGCTTAACTGATATGACACCTAGTCTGTTAGGGCAAGCTCAAAGTATCGTGGACCAAGTAAAAACTATAATGCAAGAAGAATTCGACATTAACTCTCCATCTCGATGGGCGAATAAATTCATTGGTGTCAATATCGTCAAAGGTTTAATTAACGGTATGGCTAGCATGCAAGCGCAAGCTGTCAAAACCGCACACACACTCGCTGAAAGTGTAAAAGATGAAGTGACGAGCAATTTAGTAAGTGCGGATGTATTAGGCTATACAGCATCATCTACCAGTGCTATCAGCAAAGAATTATCTGTTTCAGTGAAAGTTGAAGTCGAGGGTGGAGGAAATGGTGCAGGCGGAAACGTTACAATCAATAATCAATACGACAATGCACCGTCAAGCCCTGCAGAACTCGCACGACAACAGAAAAAACAAATGCAAAATTTAGGATTTGGTATGTAGGAGGTCACGATGGAGAAACTAATTTATACAAACGCTTTAGGAGTGTCTATCGAAATCGGTGGGCCTCCTTTTTATTTGCAAAACGTGGAGGGATTAGGAGATGTCACAGCTGACATACAAACACAAAAGAGCGCCTACGAGGACGGCTCTACTTTACTGGATGTTATTTTAAATAATCGAGAAATACCAGTTGATTTCGTGATTGCTGCTAATTATGACGAAACATATGGCGATGTATCAGAACGGCGTGCGCTAATGGCGAAAGTGCTTAATCCAAAATTAGGAGTGGGCACGTTGCGCTATGAGAATGAACGTATTGTGCGCATCATCAAATGCGTTGCCGATGGCGTACCTTTGTTTCCGGACAAAGAGGGCCGTTCCCAACGATTGCAAAAAGGTTCAATTACGTTTATTGCACCGAGCGTTTATTGGGAATCATTAGACATTATCGAGGAGCCACCGTATATTCCGTTGTTTAAATTTCCATTTAGTGGTACGCGACCATTCAAAACAGGGTTACAACAAGATGAACGTATCATTACGAATGATGGTGATGCTGAAACGCCGCTCTATATTGAATTACAAGGGCCAGCAACAAATCCACGTATCATCAATAAGACGACAGGCAAATATATTAAGGTGGACCAAGATTTACTGATTGGTGAAACGATGATTATCGATACGAATCCTGATACAGCAAAAGTTATTTTTATTGATATAGAAGGGAATGCACGAAATGTCGTACACTGGCTTGATCTAGGCTCATCACTTGCGTCTTTTAAATTACAAATTGGTGAGAATCGTATCGCATATGTCGCGGATAGCGACATTAGAAACAACACATTCAACTTAACATGGCGTAAGCAATATAACGCCGTTTAGAAAGGGGAGAGAAGATGGCAGAACTATATAAAATGTTCGATTCAACAGAAGAAGATGAACGCTGGTATATGGCGAGTGACTTCGCTGAATACTTTGGTAACGTCTTATCAAGTGGGTTATTGCATACAAATAACGTGCCAGCACTACGTGTATCGGTGGGCGATGGTCTAACAACACGCCTGAGCACAGGTAAAGCACTAATTAAAGGTTTTAGCTACCAAAACACAACGGTTTTAACGTTCGAGCATGCTATTCCAAATATAAGTAAATCACGTATTGACCGGATTGTGCTTCGATTAGATTTACGTAGCGAAAATCGTTATATTAAAGCGTTCGTGAAGCAAGGGGAGGAAGCGACTAACCCAGTCGTACCAACGTTGCAACGCGACAACTACATTTACGAAATCTCGCTTGCGCAAGTCAGAGTAACATCTGGCGATAAAGCAATCAATCCACTTTATTTCGTTGATGAACGTTTTAACGAGGATTTGTGTGGACTTGTAAGTTCATTAATCAGCGTGCCAACAAGTGAGTTTCAAAAGCAATGGGATTATTGGTTTAGCGCTCAAAAAGGCGTATATGTTACTGAAATGATGAACTGGCTTGCTGAACAAAAGAAAGTATTTACCGATTGGCGAGATAACGAGGTGCAGTTATTTACCGATTGGCGTTCAGTACAGCAGGCTGAATTTGAAGCATGGCGCAATGGTGAACAAACAGCTTTTACAAGATGGTTTAACGAAGTGAAGGATACGTTATCAGAAGATGCAGCAGGCAATTTATTTTTGCACATTACAAGCGAATTACCTTTACGATTTACAAAGAATGGTATTAATTACCGTTATGGCTTTACAGTTACTGATGACTTTGGTGGACTGATTTTTAAATATGAGGAGGAAGTCTAATGCCAGAAATTAATTTACCCACGGCAGGAAAACAAGACACTATATTGGCAAATACAAATGATCTTAATGCGAATGTAAATGCGAATAAATCAACATTGGCGATAGTGAATACAAATTTAGGTACGCCAACGAGTGGAACTAGTAGTTCTACAAGCGCTAACGCCCATGCGAAACTGAATTACATTAACAGTATGCTAGGGACGATTAACAATAACGCTGGAAGTGCGAAAGCGTTTAATATGTTCGAAAGTATGCCAAAAATTGAAGGATTAGCGAGTGTTTCTACAGAGGCTGCAGGTAGTATTAATACTTCGCTCACGGGAAAGATGTTACTAAAAGGCGTTGTTATAACTCTATATGCAGGTAACTTTTGGGAACAACATTCTACATTATGTATAGATGGGAAAATTTTGCGACCCAGTTCTACTGGATATGAAATGAGAACGTATACTATTAGTGAACTTTATGTAAATAGTTATATCAGAGTGCGAAATGGTACGAAAGGAGATTTAAATTACGGAAATTCCGCTATTTCTTATAAAGAATTATATTTATTTTCTTAAAGAGGTGAGTAAAAATGTTAGATTTTTTAGAGGAAATTATAAAAGATGGTTATCGTATTACAAGGTACACTACTGATGGTAAAACGATATCGCATGAAATTAAGCGGTTAATTGTGGATGATTCAACAGTTGAAGAAGTCGTGCCAGAGCCTTCAATCGAAGAAAAAATCTTATATGAAACACAATATCAAACAATGCTCATCGAAACATCGATGAGTTTTTAATTTGCAAAAAAACAAACCAATTGGAGGAAATTTAAATGACAGCATATACATTATCTAAAAAATTCGTAATGGCAAAAACGTACACAAAGGCAGACATCACAAAGCGTGTAAATACGTTCTACATGTTCAATCAATTCGAGCAAGCTGAATACGAAGAATTAATGAACTTAATCGAAACAACTTACGCATAATCATCAACCCTCTAGTTTGCGCTAGAGGGATTTTTTATATAAAGGAGGGCTAGCATGATACCGTTACGCGTTATTGACACAGACTTCAAGTTTTACGGGGAAGTAGCAAAATATGAATCCTTGCAAATCACAAATAAATTATATGGCATTGGTGAAATCGAATTACACATTAATCGACATATGCATAACGCAGATTTACTACAACAAGACCGCATCGTTTTTATCGAAAATGATTACGATACGCCATTCCAAATATTGCATCGTGAAATTGCGCTTGATGAAAATGGTAAAGCAACAGAGAATTGGTTGATTAAAGCGATTCCTTTAAAGGCGTGGCTTGCAGACCGTATTTGCATGCCACCGAACGGTAAAACGAATGATAACATTACTGCAGATACTGAAACGGTCATGAAAACGTTTGTTGAACACAATGCATTGAAGCCAACTAATCTTAAACGTGTAATTCAACGATTAGTAATCGCACCGAATAGAAAAAGAGGGCCTACTATTACACGTGGGCCACGTTTTGACACGTTATCAGAGGAACTTGAAACAATTGGTACACTAACGGGTATCGGTTGGAACATCAGTATAGATATTACAAATAAACGTTTTGTATTCGATGTGATTGAAGGTGCAGACCGTACAGCTGCACAACGACAACGTCCTCCAGTTGTATTTAGTCCTGAATTTAAAACACTTCAAACACTCGAATATACTGAAAGTAAATTGGACCAAAAAACGACTGCTATTGTTGCTGGCCAAGGTGAGGGAATAGAACGTAAGGTTATTACATTGAATGATGATTTAACCGGCTTAGCGCGTAAAGAATTGTATGTTGATGCGCGTGATATTGCAGACACTACCCAACAAGAAACAACGTTGACCGAAACTGACGAAGAAGGCAATGTTACAGAGTCTACTACAACTATTGAAGTTCCTCGCCCAGAACAGGAAATTATTGCAGATCTAACGAATCGCGGTAATGAAAAACTAGCGGAATACGAGCAGACGCTATTCTTCAGTGGACAAATCAATACAGGACGCTTCAAATATGGTGAAGATTGGTTTTTAGGTGATATAACGACATTGCAGCATAAAGACTGGGGCGTGACGTTAGATGCACGAATTACCGAAGTGAAAGAAATTCATGAAGTTGGCCATTCGAAACAAATTGAGGTTGTATTTGATAAAGATATTCCGACATTTATTGATAAATTAAAACGCACAATCAAAGATGCAACAGGCACAGGTGGCGTAACGGGTGGTGTAACAAGAGCATATGTAGATGAAAAAGTAAGTTCGATTACATCAGTCGATTACAACTGGAATGGTACGCAATTAGGGGTTAAAGCGAATAATGAAACGCAATATAAATATGTGAATCTACAAGGTCCTCAAGGATTAAAAGGTGAGCGCGGTGAAGTCGGCCCAATTGGACCGCAAGGTATACAAGGACCCCAAGGATTAAAGGGTGACATTGGACCACAAGGTATACAAGGAATACGTGGAGAAAAAGGCGATAAAGGAGATATTGGCTTAACTGGTCCTGCAGGTGCGAAGGGTGATAAAGGTGATCCATTTATTTATTCAGATTTTACCTTGGAACAGTTAGCTTCGTTAAAAGGACCGAAAGGCGATGCTGGTGAACAGGGTCCGCCTGGTCTAAAGGGTGACAAAGGAGATGTGGGTCCAGCAGGTACTACAAGTTGGACTGGTATCACAGATAAACCAAATATCGTTACCAGCGTGACAAGCGAATCCGCTACAGACATTGCAAGTGCTGCGTCTGTTAAAAGTGCATATGATTTAGCGAAACAGGCCAAAGAAGCTGCCGAAAACAGTAGTGGTGGAGATAATACAATGACTGTCGATGGCGCAACAGTAGCATGGTCCTTAAAATTAAATGCCAATAAAGATGGTTTGGTATTTGTATACTAAAAAGAATAAGAAAGTAGGTGTTTCATGGATTTAACAGCAGCGGAAACAATTGCACAAAGCCAATTTGTTTGGGCCATCTTGTGTATTCTTATGACAGGTGGAGCGATTGTTTACTTAGTCAAGAAGCAGAGTTTATCAGACGAAAAAAATCAATCTCTTACAAATAAACTTATGAGAGAGTCAAAAACGCGCGAGGATAAACTATTTAATAATTTATCTAGTTTAACTAAGTCCCAGGAACGTACAGCTTCGTCAATTGAAGGTTTAAATCAATCGTTCAACCGACTACAACAGGATCATAGTAATTTGGCAAAGGAAGTTGTAGACATTAAAGTCAAATTGGAAAAGGAGGAGGGGAACGAATGATTACATTAATCTCGTTTGTTTTGATATTGTTGGTAATTACTGCAGCATTTACGAAATTCGTGATGCATACATTTGAAATAAAAAAACGTTATGTACCGGCTACACATTTAGTAGTCGGTATTATTTTGGGGATTTTAGCGAGACCCTTCACTGATTTAGGCGTGGAACTACGTTTTTGGGCAGGGGCTTTTACAGGGTTAATTAGCACAGGACTACTTGATTTTGAAACGTTTAAAATGATTTTTTCAAAAAAGAAAGGTGGAAAATAGCATGGTTAAAAAATATGTTATTTCGCGTGGACACGGAAAGTATATTCGCGGTGCAGCGGATATTTTAGATGAAGTGAATGAAGCGGGGCGGGTTGTCGAGCGCGTCGATGTCATTTTAAAAGAAGCATATGACGGTGATGGTTATACGTATTACGATAATACATCACGCGACCAAACAACAAATCTACGTGCAATTACCAACTTCCATAATAGTAAGGTACGCGATTTAGATATTTCAGTGCATTTCAATGCTGGTCAACGCAATATCGGAACAGGTGTTGAGGTACTGCATTACGGTGGTCATACCGCACTTGCCGCTAAATTATCGAAATCGATGGCCATTGCACTTGGACTACGAGATCGTGGCCCAAAAGTACGAAAAGATTTATACATTTTAAAAAATATGGAGAAGCCAACTTTATTATTAGAAGTTTGTTTTGTGTCACATATGGAGGATGCAAAGGCCTATCATAAAAATTTTGAAGCACTGTGCCAAGCAATTGCTAAATTTATCGCAAATCATTTAGGTTACACAAAACAAAAGGACACTCAATCTGTGCCTACAAAGAAAGTGCAAGGCACAATCAAAACCTTAGTGGACAATTTAAATTACTATGATGCTCCAAGATGGGATAAACCTAGTGGTACTGTAAAAAAAGGTACAGTACTTACTGTAGTAGGACGTAAGAAAGTAGATGGAGCCTATCAATATAAAACGGTAAGTGGTACGTATGTTACCGCAGCAGATAAATATGTGGCATTTACGAAGAAATAA